TGATAATCATCATCCTTGTTGATATAGCAGTGGATATATACGTCATGGGCGGCGATAATCATTTTAGCGATGGCATCGGCCTGATATGTCCCGCCGAGATCAACAGCTACGTTTCCTGTTGACTTTGCGGCAATGATGCCGGTAAAAATATCGTCACCGAAATATCCATCTTCATCAACGTCTGGCTCATATTCCAGTATCCAGTCTTGCATTATGATGTCTTGCATGTTTGATAGATTCATTGCTCCCCCTTTGACTACAGAAACGCGTTAGATTTTACGTTTCGCCCTTCTAACCTACTGATTTTATAGGCGTAAATATTGGGAGAACGACAACGCCAGTAATTGCCGGTCAAGGGCAATCCTTTCTTCGTTCTGGCGAATGATTATGTCGAGGCGGTCATCTGTGGTCACAGTTCAATATCACTCCCGTAAATCAATTCCACTCCCATCGGCTCCCGTTCCACGCCCTGTTGCCAATCCCGGCAGTCGTGGTCTGTGGTGGGGAGTTGAGGGGCGAAGATCAGGCCCAACTCGCAGCATTCATAGACGTAGTGCTTGCCCGGTGATGCGCTGCGGAGAAGGGCGAAGCGGCAGTTATGGCAGTTCATAGCAATGTTGCCTGTTTGTTCTTTGTTTCCAGATGGTTCATATTCTTAATTGACTGCCTCCAATAACTCTCCTTCAGTTCAAATCCGATCCCGTATCGTCCCATCGAAACGGCAGAATAGACCGTGGAACCAATGCCGGAAAAGGGATCAAGAACCACATCATCCTTTGCGCTCCATAATTCCAAGCATCTCTCGATGGTATCCAACTGAAGAGGGCAGATGTGCTTTTCATCATTCGTATCTCTTGCGATCTCAGACGACAATACCCTTGTTTGTCGAATATCCATCCAAACAGGGGATGCATATCGTTGCCAAATTTCATGAGATAGCTTGTTTTTACGCTGATCTTCATTGAAATTCGTATTTGTGAATTCCCTCTCCCCGATATATTCAGTCAACCCTTTGGGATGTTCTATTGGTTTTGGGTTAACTCCCGGCTTACGCATAACCACGATATAATCAGCTAATCCCTGTCCGCACCGTGATGAATCTTTGACAATCTGCTTATGGGCAAGAGACAAAACCTTCGTCCTGACAGCCTGGATAAGCGGGTCTTTCCAGATACAAACCTCCGAATGACAAATAAAACTCTCTGCCTCAAATAAACGGATGATATCTCCACGGAAATCATGAATACCGATAAATCCATCATGGGATATAGTGGCGAGTAGGTTCATGCAATGGATACAAACCAACCTTCCCGGCATGGTCACACGGTATAATTCTTTAACCAGGTAGCCAAAATGAACCAAGAACTCTTCCTTCCCCCTGCAATTACCCATATCCCGTATTGAATCAGAATAAGTATAAAGCTGTGCAAACGGAGGACTAAATATCGACAACCCTATCGAATCATCCGGGATTGCCTTTATGAGTTCTATATTATCCCCCAAGTGTAACTCATATTTATCGGTCTTTACGCAATCTATAACGTATTCCATGTCTGTATGGGATACTTGCCGGACTTCCTCAGTGCTGATATCCTTCATATTCGCTATCATTTCGCTCCTCATCCTCATTGCATCTGATTCTTTTCGTTTGATATTCTCGACAACATTTCCCTCAATATCCGTGGTGATGATGTGGCAATTTACCGTTTCCCTTTGCCCGAACCTCCAGCACCGCCGGATTGCCTGGTAGAAAGCTTCGTAACTGTCAGAAAGCCCAAAGAAGATCACATTATGGCAGTGCTGTAGGTTTAGTCCCCACCCCATGATTTTTGGCTTACTTATCATTATTGGTTTTGAGCCATTAAGCCATTCACATATTGCGTTTTCTTTTACTTCATCTGATTGAGATCCTCTGACAGAAAAGGCATACCCTTGCAGTGTTTTTTCAAGTAAATCTTGCTCAATATTAAAATCTACCCAGATAAGAAATGGCTCGTTGCAATAATTCAACCTTGTCTTTAAAATTTCCGATTCCGAAATTGCAGTTTGCGCATAGCAATCCCCGGACAACTCCTGATTTATGACAGTGGTCGACATACAGCCTTCTGTTTGCGCTGTCTCCTGTGGATGCTCCGCATATTGCGCACCTCCCGGATTGTTCTGATAGCATCTGCCTGTATTGTTCATCGGTAAGCCCATACTGTTTAAGTGCCTGTGTTCGTCGTTTTTCTGGAGTTCTTCTTTTTGCAAGTTCGATGCATCTATTCCTAAAGTCTGGGTCGACCCTGTATTTCTCTCTCCTTTTTGCATTATTTCTGTCACGTTCTTCTCTTGTTCTATTATTCCATCCACTCTTGTTCTCTGCATAATATTGCCGCATATACAGTTTGTTCTCTTCTGTATCCCTGCATTGGTGTTTTCTTCTTTCTCGTTCTTCTTCAGATTCAGCGTACTTTTTACGCCTATTTGCTGCGTACTCAGGCTTCCACATGTAGTTTTATCGACCTCCGCATTAATTATGATAGATTTAACCATGGCTATCTTTTCATCAATAGATTCCCTCCGTGCTTCCCTCCGCTCATTCAGCGTTTTCGCCTTCTGCGCGAACAAACACCCCGGCATCGGCTTACCGAACTCAATTACATGCTCAATGATTTTCAATTCAGGCAGGATGAACCCATCATCGGAGAAACCTAACTCGGAAGGCTTGGACAACATCACCGCCCAGGAGCACAGCCATTTCCAGAACTTATCTTCTCCGTGGCCCTTGAGCCGCCATGTGCCGACGTTGGAGGTGTCATTAATGAAGAACAAGGACAGCATTTCGGCGCGTGACAGGATATTGAGGAACTCGGAATGATTGCCAAGCTCCATAAAATCATTGGGGGCAGGAGTGGCTGTGCAGGCCAGCTTATAAGGTGTCCGCTGAAACGCCTCAATGATGGACGTCCGTATCTTGCCGGAAAACGATTTCAAAATGCTTGATTCATCAAGAATGATCCCGGCAAAGTATCCAGGGTCGAACTTATGGAGCTTTTCGTAATTCGTGATATTGATTCCGTTGACCACATCATCCTGCGATTCGCAGATTTTAACGTTTATTCCGAACTTCTCTCCTTCACGCTTTGTCTGCTTCGACACAGCAAGGGGGGCCAGAATAAGGACAGGCTGATTTACATGGTTGTGAACCTGATGCGCCCATTCAAGCTGCATAGGGGTTTTTCCAAGCCCACAATCGGCAAATATCGCAGCCCTTCCCCGTTTACATGCCCAAGTAACAATAGCTTTCTGGAAATCGAACAACATGGGGTTGATTTCAGAAGGTGAAAAACCAGTGCTGCGATCAACTATTTCTTTGTTTTTCAGAAATTCAAGATATTCCATTTAATACATATCCTCCTTTAGTTTTTTGTTTGTATAACCTGATCTAATTAAAATTTCAAAACCTAATGCCCAATATGCCAATACCCACACCACGGGCATCTATAAGCGCATATCCAGCCGCTATTCGGGAAGTCCCGCCGATATTTCATTGTGGCGAAACCCGCCTCAACCCGGCTGCGATATTTGGTTTTATGTCCGCACTGGTTCCTGCGGATGCGTCGTTTGCTGGCCATGTCACACCTTTTTTAATGGCGACGGCCATTGTCTCGTTGACCGCCGCCTTATCGTGGATTGACATTTTCGCGCCTGTTTCCGCTTCGGGAGGGGGCAAGTCGGCGGCCTAAGATCGGGAAAGGTCTCCCTTATAAACCGCCGTAGAATCCCCCTTTGACTACCCGGCCGCTATTACGAATTATTCAGAACCATATCTTCCATTGATCGGAGGAAATGATCTCCAGTCTCTCCTGTTATCTCATAGTTAGCCTTCCATCGCCAGCTTGATAGCCCGGCGCACTCTTTCAAAATCGCCACGCGAAAACAGCACCCCACCGTAATCATCGTCCCGGCAGTCCATCTCCGCATCCAGCCAGCGCAATGCCTCCAGCATTTCAGGGGCGGCGGCAATCAAATTGGCGTTGGCTTCCATGATCGGAACTCGGCCTTGCACACCACGAGCAGAAGTCGCGCATACCGGGTTGCCGCTGCAATCCTCTACGATTAACCGGCCTTTCTTGTCTGGCGCGATTCCTACAGTCACAGACCACGGGCCGGAACTATGCACCGGGTAATCTTTCCCGCTGTAGGCTGTTTTCCCGTCCACTATGATTGTCATCGCTTCACTGTCTTTGCAAATGGTTCCCCTTTCCGTCATCATCAAAATACACCTCCACTTGCTCATGTGATTGTCGGAAACTTTCGGCAACTTTTTCGGCGGACTCTTGTGTCATCAGTCCGGTTCTGTACCACTCGCCCGCTTGTTCATTAATCCATCTCCAGTATTTTACACGGTAGTTCATTTGTTGCTGCGGTAAATAACCTTTCATCATACACCTCCTTAAAAAATCGTATAACAAGGGCAATCCAGCCGAGCGCTGCGCTCCGGGTGATTTTTGCGTTATGCTCCAATCCACTCCGGGCAATGTTTCATCCATGTGTCTATTCGTTTTGGGTTCCCCTTGCAGATGTGACGGTATCCATCTAGCGTGTCCTCACCGATCTCATACGATGCACAGGTGGCGCACGAATGCACATCTTCATTATCATCGCAATCAATGGCGTGCTTGATTGCAAGTGTACGATCCGCGAATGTCCCGCCGCAAAAGCGGCATGTCCAGGAGTCGAATATCAACCGCGACTCAAGTTCTTTATTCGCTTTCTCCCGATCAACAGGCGGAAGATCGTCCCACGGAGGATCTTCACCAAATTGTACGATCAAGTCTTCATTGCCAGTCATAAGTTCCTCCTTGTTGATAAATCGCATAACCAGCGGGTCAAGCGGACGCGAAACAGCCGCGCCGCTTACCCTTGGCGTTATCGTCACTATTGATATACATGCCGATATACATCTCATGGGCGGCCAGAATCATTTCTGCGAGCCTTTTATTACCTGGGCCTAAATCTAACTGACAGACATGCTCACCTGTTTGCTTTGTGATTATTTCGCCTGTAAAATATTCGCCCTCCGTGTATCCCTCATCGTCCGTATCAGGCTCATAGGCCATTACCCAATCCTGCATGATGATGTCTTGCATTTCTCCGAGCGTCATAATTTCTTCTCCTAATAATGGGGCAGATGGTGACGATCATCACTTCATTTTTCATTCCGCCGTTTCGTCTCAGCCATGCAGCCAGCAAGCGATCAACCTTGCGTGTGCTGGCACAGTGATTTTAACCATCCGCCCCATGATTTATGGCCGATAAACACCGTCGCCTGAATTAAGTGCTTCGTCTAAAAAATTATATGACTTGTGTAATTTCTGCTTTAACTGTCCAATCTCCCTGTCCTTTTCGGCTATCCGGTGTTTCAATGACCTAATCACATTCGCGGCCCATTCCGGCTCATGCCGTACCATCCAAAACAGAGATCGTTTGTTGCCATCTGCGTCTATGTATTGCCTCTCTTCGTCCATGATATCTCTCCCGTCCGCTGTTGTTTTCTCCCTTGATCTATTTCATCCCCGGTTCAGGTCTGGGAATAATCACCATCCTATCTGTTTATAAAACCCCCGGCCAAAGCCGCCTTTGACTACCCGGCCGCTATTGCAATTCTTTCAAAAACCCCGCTTCCTTGCACTTTTGTAAGAACAAGTCCGGGTCTTTATCTTTCAATTCCAATAGTTCGATTGCCAGTTCGCTGCCCTCGATTGCACAAGAGGACAGGGCAAACAGAAGGGCGGGAATGTCGTCATTCATCCCCGGCCTCCTCGTATGTATCATGAAATATATCAGGCTTACAGGGGTAGAGTTCACCCTGAACACCCTTGATGATCCAATCACCCTTGCTGGCCTTCATAATCCCTTCAAGCGTCGAGATATACAGGCCTTCAGGACTGTTGTTCATTATTCTGGTTCCGCCCATTGTCATTATTTTATCAACGCTGGCAGAACTTCCGTCATACTGTATTGCCTCAATGACCACTGGCTTTTTTCTATATTTCATCCCGGCCTCCTTTTTCTTTTTGGCTAAAATACTCCGTAAATCAGCCCTTAGCCGTTCCGCATGACATAATTCACATACCTCTTTCCGCACTCTCCCAAGACCCTGATAATCTCTATCTGGAAGGGTAGCAGGGCGAATATGGCAGATTTTACACAGTTTCATTTCTCCGCCTCCATTTCTGCGTCGATGGTTCTGTTGTGTTCCACTATTGGACAATGATCACAAGGCCACGGATATCCGTAGTCGCACTCACAATCACTTTCCGTTTGAGTGTAGGAGCACCCAGTTTCAATCACATAACGTCTGAACTGGTTGTTCTCAAATTCTATCCGCTCCTTGTCATTGCGTAGGGCAGTGTTTTCTTCCCGTAGTCGCTTGACTTCGGCGATGAGGATGGGCAAATAATCAGTTAGTAATTTTTCCGCCTGTTCCATTGATACAGGCGTGTTTACATATTTTTCCTCAATCTCTTCCAAATTCATCAGAAACCCTCTCTATCAATTTTTTATTACATGATTTCTGGGCCAGTACCTCAGGCCAAGATGGGTCCAACACAGAACTTTCTATGATGCTAATTGCTTGCTCCAGAAGTAATTTTAGCCGCTCAATCTTCTTGTCCTTTTTGACTATCTGCCAACGCAGCCGCTTGACTTCGGAAATCAAGGACGAGACATCTTCTCGTAATATTACCTCTGCTGCCTCGATTCTCTCCGGCATTTTATCGGCATTCGTTGTTACAACGAAATTCGTCCGCTTCTCGATCTCTTCCAGGTTCATCATTCCCCCTCTTTCAACAATTCAATCCCATACCGCAATACCCGTTCTCTTATTGCTTTTCTGTCATCTGCGGCGGCATTGGCGGCATAGGCGGCGGCATCTGCGGCGGCATCTGCGGCATTGGCGGCATAGGCTGCGGCAGTGGCGGCAGTGGCGGCATAGGCGGCATAGGCGGCGGCATCTTGTGTTTTGAGTTGCAAATATTCCCTCGCCTTCTCTATCGCCGCTCTGGGGCGTTTGTCATCCGGGTATTGTCGCTCGTAGATATCAAGCACTTGTTCCGCCGCGAAAATGGCATAGGAGACATATTGCTTCTTGCTCATGCACCTAACTATTAGCCAATTTGCGTAATCGTGTTTATTATCAGCAATTAACGCATGTAAGAGGGAAATGATCTCGCAATCTCCATCGTACCGCTTAAACCATTTCATCCCATTCATGCAGGCACTTTGCTCTTTCAAGAATTTCTCTGTGATTAACATTATTTTCCCTCCCTATCGTCCACCAGAATCTTTGTTCAAGTTCTTTATTCGCCGATTCCTTCTCGTTCCGCTTTGTAGGTTAGCATCCGTCTAATTTGACCTGCTGCCCACTGGTCATTCATCATCCCCCTCCTTTCTAAGCACCGGGGGAGTGCTCAGTTCCCCCGGTCGGCACAGATTGCTCTCCCTATTTGTCGTCCCCGGAAGAGAGTCGGGGGAATAGTCACCAGCCCAATTTAATCAGGTTTTGCACCGCTATGCGCAGGGCGATTTCCTCCTGTAATGGATAGGCGCGTAAAGAGTTGCGATACCATTCAATCGCTTTATTCACCACGGTACGCACGGCCTCGTCTCGTTCCGTTTTGGTGATCGGTTTGTCTTGCTTTTGCTTGGTCATTTCTGTTCAACCTCCGGCGCTGCTGGGCACCTTTCGCCGCTCTTGTCGGTCAAGTGCTCACAGACCTTGCACACTGAGGACGTGGCGAATCCGCCTTGAGGACATTCGAACCGTTCTTTGCGATCCGGTACTGGTTCGGCATCAATTACAACATCATCTTCCTGTTTTGCCTTCAGTTTTGCTTTCAGTTTTGCTTTCAATGCCATTGCTCCGGTCTGCCGTGCCTCGCCTTCGTCATTATGTTCAGGATTGTCGGCATATTCATATTCTCCGCCTTCCTTGACTACCGCCTGATCCGCTTGTATGGCCGTCTGCATATCAATCGACAAGATCCCGAACTTTGACAGTAGCATTTTTAGGACTGTTTTCATGCTCATCGCATCAAAGTCAGTCTGCCATCGAGCATTCGAGTTGTTGAAAGACTTTGAGTACCGTTTACCGTGCGCCTGACATTCTTCAACGGTCATGTAGAGATACTTTTCAAAACCATTCAAAAGCCTGAAGTAGGCAACATACCCGATAATCTTGTCCGAAGTTCTGCCAGCAGCATCGAACTCCATTTCCCCGGTAAACGGGTTATGCGATATCAATTCCCCTTCATGCACGGCAGCGACGTTGATGGTCTTGTACTGTCCTGTCCTCATGGCGAGTTGCACAAGTCCGCGCCACCCGATCTGAAAGGTCGCCCTCCCTGAATATGGGACAAGGTGAGCGAATCCGAGGGAGGGGTTGATCGGTAGGTCAAGACTGGCAGCAACGGCGGCAGAGGAAACAACCGTCATCGGGTCAGCCTGTTTCAATTGGGGATTGCCGTTGACGGCACTGATGATTGAGGATATGAACCCCGGCGCCTTTTTACCGAGTACTTGTTCAAACCTTCCCTTGATTGCGTTCTGGCTCAGTAAGGCCGTTAACGCATCCTTCTTCTGCGGAATAGTTGCTACTTCACCCATGTTATTTACCTCCCTTTAAAAGAAACCTGCGTTGTGTTGTTTCAGGCTTCAAGAATGCCTCCCAGAGTTCCGGGTAGGATTCCCTGAATTTATCTTCGTCAAAATATCTCCGACCTTTCGTTTCCTTCCAAGTTATTAGCGGCTTGCCTTCCGAATCTATCAGCGTGTCATGTTCGCCCATGAACTTCATGATCTCCGCTTCCAATCCCTTTTCCGTTTCCTTACTGGCCTTAAGAATGGCTTTCTCATTACGTAGGACTGAAACTATATCTACCATTGCTTTTGTGGCTGTAATGGCCTTCTGCGACGATCTGCGGTATCTCATCACCACATCCTCGTAGGTTGTCAGTTCCGGCGGTGTCCGTGTCTCGACCTGGTTCCAAAACGCTCGCTCACCCTCGATAATCATGTCTTGAAGTTCGGGATCGGCATGGACTTCGTACAGTTCAATGTCATCCAGGCTGAAGGCAACGAAAACATCGGCAACCAAAAGGCGGGTCACAAATAGGCCATGTTGTACCTGAATAAGATACTCCTGCGGAATCTCATCGGTTCCCGGTTCGCCCCAGTCGTGGCGGTTACGTGCCGTCTTGATTTCAAGGTATCTATCCCCGGCAAGGCCATCCGGCGAAACAAACATGAACGGAACAACGTCGCTCTGGAATGTAGGCGCGAGAACAACCGGCCTTCCGGTAATTTCCGAATACATCTCTCGCAGGATCGGTTCAAACCGAGTGCCTCTTCTTAGAACTGGCGAATCGTTGTATTCGTCAATCTCGCCGGTCTTCTCTAAATATAGTTGAAACGGCGACTTGTATCTTGACAGGCCGAGGGCGGCACTGGCTTCACTGCCGCCGATACCTTTTCTCCGTTCTCTTAGTTGCTCTGCGTTCATAACCATCCTAATGCGTCCGATCCCATGCCGTTGTACTCACGTAATAGACCTCATAAATTGCCATCTTCGGCGTCACCGCCATCGTCCTGATCGCCCGTCGTGCACCAGGAACCTCATAAGGGAACATGGTTAAGGTGCGTTTTAGGCTTTTCGCCGTGGATGCCACCAATGCGCTCATAGTATCCGCCGTATCCAGCGTGACTCTGATGCGTTGTGCCGGCGGCAACTGGTTAACGTGTTCGCTCGCTCTGGTCATTTATTCCCCCCATGCCTT